AGACCGCGAATGTCGAGTTCGAAGGTGCTACGCGCCATCGCTGGTCACCTCGCCCTTCTCGGCCACCCACAGTTCAAACGGGACAAATGACCAGGTCTGATCAAAGGCGTGGATTTCGCCGTCCGGATCTTCGGTCAGGTACTGCGGTTCGCTGAACTGCAGCTTGATGTCGATATCGGCCAGGTCGTTGTCGAGCATGGTCACGTCGAAAACCGCATTCGGCAGGCCATCACGGTCCTGGTCATTGGTCTCCAGCCAGCTGCCCACCAACGCCATAAGGCGCGCCGGGTGATCCGCGAAACGCTCCAGGACGATGGTCGCGCCGTAGTTCATGTCGCCCATGCGCATGCCGTCGACGTCGGGTTTCCAGATCAACTCCAGTTGCACCTGGTCGGACCAGCTGTCGAGCTGCTCGGTGGACACCAACTGGCGATCAATGAGATAGGCCGTCAAAGCCTGCAGCTTGATCACAGCAGCGCCGCCGTGATGCGGCCACGGCCCTGCAGCGAGCGAATGGCCTCTTGGCTGTAAGCCAGAAAGGTTTCCGACCGCTCCGGCAGTTCCTTGCCGGTGTTCTCGGCGCTCTCACGGCGGGTCACGGTGGCGAACTGAGTCAGCAGGCTGGCCTTGGCGCGGCAATACACGGCGCGCTTGTACGTCGCTGCTTGAAATGTGCGTTCCGGCAGCACCGTAGGGTCAGCAGATTCCAAGCTGGAGACACCAGCGGACTGCCAACGGGATTTGCAAACGACCAGGTCGTTGTTGACCTCAATCATTGCCGTGGTCAAATCAGCGGCCAGCAGCTCGCCCAGGTATTCACCAGGAAGGCGGTAGGCCTTCTGAAACTCCGTCACGGACAAGTCAGGCCAGAAGCCGTCGTTGCCGATCTGCAGTTCCACGAACTTGGTGGGGTTACCTGAAAAGCTCATTGCTGGGCGCTCGAATAGGGCGGGAAAACTGGTGGTGGTGAGTCGACGGCCATAAATGACTGACTCACTTCCACAGTTCCCCGCTGGGGGGTGGTAGTCGGTTATTCAGCTGATGTCTGTTGGGCCGCGGCTTCTGCTGCAGCAAATTTCTTCAAGGCGTTGCGGGCACCTTCGAGCCGCGTTTCCTGGCGGATCTCTGGATAAAGCGCGATGGCGCGTTCCAGGTGCGATACCGCTGCGACCCAGTCCTTACGATCGATGGCCAGAATCCCCAACTGCCGGTGGTAACGGGCAGGAATGCGCTCGAACAGCTGCCATTCACCGTCCACTCTCGGCAAAAGGTTGGTCAGGTAGGGCTCAGGGCTGCGGCCCGCCTTGTACTCGCGTTCCGCCCAGTCGATGACTTCATCAGCCACGAAGGTTGGAATGTCCCGATTGAAGCGTTCCGGCAGTGCCTGGCCTTGGGAGATGGCGAAGTCCGCCAGCTCCAGGCCCTTTTCAAAGTCGGCGGTGTCGAAGAGCCAAATCAGGACGTACATCAGCACCGAGTTCGGGAAACTCAATCCGGAATCGCGGTACCGCTGCACGTATTCTTGGTACTTGGGCAGCAGCTCCTCGCGCTTGAGCTGACGGCGCAGCTCGTGGCTGTTGATCGCACTGATGCGCTCCAGGTCGACCGCCAAAGCGTCTTCCATCAACTTGAGGTGCTTCTGCCCATTGGCCGGACTGGTGAGCGCAGTGGCAGAGGAATAAGCCTCTGCCTTGGCACCGGCGACGGTGGCCGCTGGGCCTTGGGCGAGTACGCGGCGTTTGTGCGCCAATGCCAGGCTCATCAGACCAGCTCCACTTTTTCAGCAGCTGCGAATTTGCCCAGTTGCTCGATCACGTAGCCTTCATTACGGGCGTTGTAATCTTCCATACGCGAACGCTTGGGGTTCTCGATCAGGTGACGGCGCCAGCTGCTGTCCTGGAAGTAGATCGACAGGTTGTCCCAGCTGGTGACGACCACGGCGTTGGCCGGGAAGTGAGGGACAGTGAAGGTCGGCAGGCCACCATAGGTCGCGATGACCTGGGCACTTTCGATACGTTCTTTTTCGGTCGGTTTACCGGCCTGGCTGGAATACAGCTTGGCTTTGTCAGCGGCCAACAAGTCGCTGCCAACGATCGCGATCAGATCACCACCGTCACGGAAAACCGTGTCAATCATCTGTTTGACGTCGTGCACCAGGGCGTCGAGGTTTTCGTAATCGCCGCCTGCACCCAGGGTGATTTTGCCTGCGGTCGCACCTTGCTCAAGCACCTGCTCAGGAATCTGCTCGCGAGCGATCTGCAGCCAGCCCTTGTTGACGTCCTGCAGCATCGGGTTGGTGGCCAGGTTGCTCTGCAGCGCAGCAGTGACGCCATGCCAGCCGATCATGATGCGATCAAGAGCAATCTGTTTCTGCACAGCAGCCGAATAGCGCTCAGCGAAGTCCGGAAACTTGGCCCAGCTGTCGATTTTCGCGAACGGCAGGCCCACGTCAGATTCGGTGGAGAACAGCTCGTAATCCAGACCGTTCAGGTCGGTGACGTCCTTGGCTTCGCGGTCGGTCGTCTTGGTGTTGGTGCGGCTGGTCACTGGACCGTTGACGCCCAACATGACCTTCTGGCCCTTGATTTCGGTAACCGGTACGACGTTGATGCGCTCCAGGAAGTCGGCACGCTCGGTGATCTTGTCGTTCAGCTCCTGGGCAATGGTCGGGTCGACATTGAACTGGCGTGACACGTCGACACCGTAGGTCTCGGCGATCGCTTCGCGCAGTTCGGAGTATTGCTTTAGAGCACGCTGGCTCAGTGATTGCTGACTCATGTCAAAGCACCCGCTTTTTAGCGTCGGAGGTGGAACCGGTGGTGCGCGGAACAACGCGGCCTGCCGGAGTGCTGAACGCCTTCACCAGGATCTGCTCGAGGCGATCGAGACGGGCGTTGTCGCTGCCCTTGCGAGCAAACTCGCCGTCGGCTTTGGCGTCGGCCACGATGGCGTCAACAGCAGCCGCTACATCGTCGACCTCGGTAACAACCGGCTCCTCGACTTCGGCGGTGGCAGGTTCAATCACAGCAGCGATTCCGGCGACGACGAGCGATAACTGCTCGTTCAAGGCCTTCAACGCCTTGGCTGTAGCTTCATCCATTGGGGGGTTCTCAGTTGGAGTGGTGGGTGTCGAATCGATGGCTGGCTCAGCCACAAAGCGGCTGAACAGCCGGGTCAGCAAACCCGTCAGCTTGCTGATTTCTCCCACAGGCTCTTCTTCGGTCAGCGCGCCCAGAGGCAGCGCCGCTGCGTAATGCACGCGGGCACCGGTGCGGCGGGAAAAGTAGAGTTCCTGGGTACCCAGGCTGGCCGGTGAATCGGTCACTGCCAGGCCGGTCAGATAGGCTTTGCCGGTGTTGGCAAAGTCCGGGGTAATTTCAATGCTGGTAAACAGCTTTTCGCCCTGGTCATTGAGCGACAGCAGGCGGTCGTTGGGCTTCAACTGGGCTTCCAGTGCAACCTGGCCTTCTTCAAGACCTTCAACGCCTTCCACCAGGCGCACGGCAAATACGGTGCCGTGGGAGCCAAACCAGCGTTCGTGCTCGGACCAGATCACAGCGGTATAGGTGGCGGTGCTGTAGGTCTCAGCGATATCACGCAGTTCCTGGGGAAGGATCACGCGGCCATCAACGGTCGGGCCGCTGGTGGCGACACGTTTCCAGAACGAAACAAGGGAACGGGGCATGGCGTTAACTGCGCTCAATCGGTGAGTTGAGCCGCCAAGATAGGGAGCCACTGCGCCTCCAACAATTGATTCACTTTTGCGCTGGTCCTATTTTCGCGATATAGGACGAACCCGGATTTTAACCCCGCGTTTCCTGCGTTTTCGCCGCATAGACTGCGGCCATGCCATACGCCCCCGAACTAAAAGAAGCCGCCAAACGCCTTTATTTACGCCGCTGCAAGCCGCGTGAAATTCAGGCGCAACTCTCCCTGCCCAACATCCGGATCGTTTACTACTGGATCCGCCAGGGTGAATGGGACGACATGCTGTCGGATGAAGAACCGCTGACCGCTGTCAGTCGGCGTATCACGCTACTCCTGGAGAAACAGGACGCGCTGAGCAAGGGTGACCTGGACGAGCTGGACCGCCTGACGACCGTGCGCGAGCGCCTGGCCAAGCAATGCGCCAAGCCCGCGCCGCTCCCTGCAAACGATCCGATCGAGGACGGTGGCCACCGCCGTGACGACCGCCGTGACGACCGGCGTAGCGAACGCCGCGACAAGGGCGATCGGGGCGATAAAGGAGGGAAGAAAAAGCAGAAGCCGGTGAAGAACGACGTCAGCGAGCTGACCGAAGTCGACTTCCTGGACAAGTTCATCAGCAAAATGTACGGCTACCAAAAGGAGCTGTACGCCGCAAAGCTCAACCCGCTGACAGCGCGGATCCGCAACATCCTAAAAAGCCGCCAGGTGGGTTTGACCTACTACTTCGCCGGTGAAGCGTTCATGGACGCGGTGTTAACCGGTGACAACCAGATATTCCTGTCGGCCAGCCGCGCCCAGTCCGAGATTTTCCGCAGCTACATCATTTCGTTTGCCCAAGCCTGGTTCGGCCTGGAGCTGAGCGGTAACCCGATCGTGCTGAGCAAGGACGGCAAGCCGTGGGCCGAGCTGCGCTTTCTCAGCACCAACAGCAGTACCGCCCAGGGCCACCACGGGCACGTTTATGTCGACGAATATTTCTGGATCAGGGATTTCGAGAAGCTGAACACGGTGGCCAGCGCCATGGCGACCCACAAGAAGTGGCGTAAAACCTACTTCTCCACGCCCAGCGCTGTGTCGCACCAGGCGTACCCGTTCTGGACCGGCGAGAAATTCCGCAACAGCAAGCGCAAAAACGCCAAAGACCCGTGGCCCAATGACAAGCAAACATCCGTCGGCTCGCTCTGTCCGGACGGCCAGTGGCGCAAGGTCATCACCATCCTGGATGCCATCGCGGGCGGCTGCGATCTGTTCGACCTCGAGCAGCTGCAGCTGGAGTACGACGAAGACAAGTTCCAGCAGCTGTTCATGTGCAAGTTCATTGACAGCACCCAGAGCGTGTTCCACCTCAACGATCTGGAGCGGTGCTATTCCGATCTGTCGCTGTGGACTGACTACGAACCTGACGACCCCCGGCCATTTGGCAACAGTCCCGTTTGGATTGGTTACGACCCGAGCCGCACCCGAGACGATGCCACCTGTGTGGTCATTGCCCCGCCACTTGAGCCGGGGGGCAAGTTCCGGATCCTGGAGAAGCACAGCTGGCGGGGCCAGTCGTTCAAGTACCAGGCCGAGCAAGTCAAACGGCTCACCGAGCGATTCAACGTCCAGCACATCGGCATCGATACGACGGGCATCGGCTATGGCGTGTTCGACCTGGTGCGCGACTTCTACCCCCGTGCGACCTCAATCCATTACAGCCTGGAGACCAAAAACAGCCTGGTGCTCAAGGCGCAGGACACCATTGTCGGTAGCCGTATCGAGTGGGATGCGGGCTGGAACGATATCGCGCAAGCCTTCCTGACCATCAAGCGCGGCGCCACCGCCAGCGGGCAGATCACCTACAGCGCATCGCGTACCGACGCCACCGGTCACGCCGACGTGGCCTGGGCAATCATGCATGCCCTGGCCAACGAACCCCTCAACACCGACAAACAGCAGCGTAGTCGCTACGTGTTCAGCA